GCCACCCGGAGACCGCGACTCTCACCGCCGTCCTCGACGACGATGGCGTCTCTGGCAATCAGGGATGGTGGGTCGTGTTTGACGAGCATAAGAATGAGATTCTTCGTTTTCCCACAATGCTCGCCCCCGTCAAATGGAAGAAACAGACTGGCAGCAGGCCGACGTCTCCAGAAGTTGATGTCAAATTGCTTCATCGGTTGGTCCAATTTGCATGCGACCAACGTAACACCGCTTATCTCGATGGTGTCTTCGCTGGTCGCCGCCAGAAGGCAGAAGCCCTTCGGCGAGTCTTGGAGGAAGATTGATGCTTGTCTATAAGAAGTGGCTCGCCCGCCGAAAGAGGACTAAACGTAACAGCAACATCATCCAGACAGCCGAGTGGCGTCGAGAAGGCTGGTTCCTGTTTGGTTTCATCCCCCTCTACATTCGAGACATTGGTCAAAGAGGAGATTGGCAATGACCAAGAGCAAAACCCCGATGTCGATGAGCGATCTGCTCTCAGGTGTGCGGGTCAAAGACTATCTCTGCAACCGCTACGACGTGACCCTGACAGGGCGGGGATGGGATGTTCACGATGAAGACGGTGATTTCGTCTTCTTCATTCCGAGCCACATCTGCGGAACCAAGACGCAGGAAGATGTGAACCAGATGAAGGTTCTCGTCAAATGGGTTTCCGAGCAGCGGCGGCACGCCGAAGAGATTGGGTATCGCCGAGGCACGCTCGATGCACAGGAGGCAATGCGTCGAGCACTTGGCATCAAGGAGTGAGCGATTTCACCAACTGAGGGAGACTGAAATGGACATCGAGACCGTTATCTGGGAAGACGGACAGCACGAGCCGACCCGCCACATTCGGTACGGCAAGAATTGGAATTGGGCGAGTAGTGGCAGTTCGTCGTGCAGCGTCGATGCCTACTTCTACGGCGACCAATTGTTCTTACACTGCAATCTGCGCAATCCGCCGAACCACGGCCCGAGAGAAGGCGATCCGTTCGCCCTCGATGCGACGAAGTCGATCGTCTACCGCATGATGCTCGAGATCATCGAGAAGTACCGGAATGAAGGATGGGAAGTACAATCGAGTGGTACGATGTCGGCCCATCTCAAGAAAGTCGAAGTTCCAAAGAAGTAACTCGCTTCCGTCAGAAATTTGGGAATCCACAGCCTGTGGGTTCCTATTCTTTTATGTCTTGACATGATTTAAATTCACTTTATACTGGCAGAGTTAGGAGGCGAAGATGATACGCCGTATTAACGCAAGTGTTGTGTTCCGGTTGTGTATTGCGTTCTTCCCCATTGCCATCTTGCTCTTGGTGGTCTTGTGGGCGAATGTGCAGAGTGGCGTTGAGTATCCTCCGCTGCATCATCATCAACTTGTTCGCAGGTGAAGTCATGAAGGGAACACAGGTCCGGCGTACCCGGAAGGCACTCGGTCTCAGCCAGAGTCAGTTTGCCAAAAGACTGAGGATCAGTCGATCCCATTTGTCGAACATCGAGAACGGTTGGCGGAAAGTGGTCGACAAGGATCTCAAGGCTCGTATCAAGGCGGCGAAGTAGCGTTAGTACCGTCCACAGTCGCAATAAGACGGCCGCACATGCGTTCTTTGTGCGGCCGTTGTGCTTTGATGCCGAGTGGGTCTTAAGACCCCTCTTTATTGCCTTGTTTTAGATTGTTGATTAACTGCTGTAGTTCTTTCGCCGAGCCAGTGAACACGGCATTCTGAATGTACGTGTTCCCTTTTTCCTCTTCGATGGCAGCGTCAACCTTCATGATGTCTTTCCGCTTTTTGTGAATATCAAGGAGCTTGTCAGCGGAATCGAGTACGGTCTTGAGCAAAGCATTGAGTGCTTCGGCTGAGCGTGCGTCTTCCTTATCTTTGAAGATTTCATTCTGCAATTCAATTGCCTCATTGCTTCGCTCGATAACATTGAGTATGTTCTGTCGAGCGGTATCAAAGTCTTTATCAACTTGTGATTCATTGACCGCAGGTGACGACGTATGTGCCTTTACTGGTGGTTTAGCGACCTCGGTTGGAAGCGGTGGTAGATCGAATTTCTTTTCTAATTCATTCATTCGATTGGCTCGTCTTTGTCAGTTCTTACGTTGTACTTGAGACCATCGTCGAATTCAGATATATCGACCACATAATCCCATTTGTCTTGCACTTGTATCTCTTGATATGGAATAGAATCTGCCTTCACTGTGGTTGGCGTTCCGTTAGCAGTCATTCCTGGTGTTACTTCAACTCGAGAAACTCGTCCATGTGATGCCATCTCGTCGCTGGTCACCGGCCCGGCTCCAGGTAGTGCAGTAATATCGACGTGTACTCTTTTAATTTCTCCTTGACTCTGTACTGGTCCGAAGAACCAAGCATCGACCTCAAAGGCCCAAGTCCAATTGATATATTGATGCGACTGAAACTCTCCTTCATATGGATCGTCAATCGACATACTCAACAACCGGAACAAAATATCGTATTTACGGCCGATCTCAGGAACTAGATTCAGAGACTGAGAGAAGTCTTGATTGAAATATGGAATGATCTGCTCGTTGATCTGAGCAATGTCATCCATATTCTTGGCCGTCGCATACAATTCAAAATTGAGTTTGTATGGGATAGCATTGTAGGTCATGTTTCGAGTGTTCTTATCACTTGACAATCCTATCAATTTGTTCAATGGTGACGTTTTGCGATCTGGATCATATTGCATATTAGTCACAGCGAACCCAAGTCGAGGTAACTGAATCTCAATTTGTCTGGACACGTTGTCTCGGAGCAAGATCATCCATCGACGTTTAGCCGAGTATGCAATTGGAACAGTGATACCCTGTATCTGATTGCCATTTGCATCCCATCGACGAATCATAATGTCATCGAAAAGAGAGCCAAAGGCAATAACATACTTTCGGAGTAGACTATGGTAAAACGTCGAACCTAACAAGATTTATCTCCAGCCTAATTTGTGATTGGTTGCCACCCATCCGCCCGGTAGAATCTCTTCGTCTTCTGGATCGGCATCTACAATTCCAAATGGGACGAGTTCGGCTTCGATCATCTTCATTTGATCTGCGAACAGTGTCTCACGTATGTCAGCGTCAGTCAAGTCTTTGAAGTATTGCTGGTTGACAGCCCAAGCAAACAAGACCAGGCACATAACCATGTCATCATGCTTACCAGGAGCAGCTTGATACTTCTGTCTATGTAAGACGAAATGCGAAAGCTCTTTTACAATCTTCACATCTGGAATAATCAACTGTCTGCCTTCGACGATGGCCTTCAATGCCGAACAGCCGATCTTGCGAGATCCTTGTCTAAGATTCAATCCAAGATTCCTACCACTACTACCAATCTCCACACCGTCTGGAGTAGAGTTGGTGAATATCATGTTTTCATATTCTAAATCATAGAAGAGAAGATGAGCAACTGATGCACCGAGGTCATTCAGTTCACATAATACGGTAGCGGTGTTGTACAATTTGGCGACTTCGTAAATCTTGTTCGGATACAAGAGGTGCGATATTTCGTTGTCTTGGTAGACGGCAACAATCTCATATGGGTGCTTTGATACGTCGAATACGATAAAGGCCGAATAGTCTTGATCTTTACCGTGGCCAGTGTCTACCGTCATGAAGTAAGCACGATCGGCTTCTGGTGACTTGAAGATTCGAAGGTTGCCACCCTCGAGAAGCTGTACTGGTTCCATCGTTGTCTTTCTCAATTCATGCAAGGTCTGCATCTGAATAAGCGATGCAGCTTGTCCGAGGAATTGACATTCGTACTCTTGCAACCAGCGTTCAATACCAATGTTCGAGATGGTGAGTTCTTTGTATCGTTCATCTCGTCCTGGCGGTTCCCACCAATCAATTGAGATTGGCTGAAAATTGGACCTACCTTCTTCGGCGTCCACCCAGATATCGTGAAAATGATTCATACCATTTGGAGTTGATACGATGAACAGCTTGGTCTTTGTACCACCTGCAATGGTAGGATATACTGCGGCCAAGAACTCGTTTGCTACGTTCTCCTTAACGAACGCAAACTCGTCTAACAAAACGATTTGGTTAGCGGCACCTCGGCCTGAGTTCTCTGTCGTTGCTTCGGAGTAGATCTTCGATCCATTCTCAAATTTGACTGAGTGCTCGTTGAAACTAATAACACCTTTCTGGAGCCACAACGGCAATCCACGAAAAGCGACCTTCACCTTGCCCATGATTTCCTTTGCCGTCTTTGATCTGTTAGCGGCAATTAAGATATTGAAGTTGTCGTTAAACAGAGCGCAGTGCAGCAGGTAAGCCGACACAATAAGTGACTTACCAACCTGTCGACTCATCTTAGCACAGACGAATCTGTGGTTGATCATCAAGTCTAAGAACTTCTCTTGGTAGGGACGAAGTTTGAATAGAACCTCATCACCATCTGCATCGATGATCTTGACGTAATTCTCAATGAAGTATCTGGGATCTAAGCTACACCGAACAATCTCGGCGACCTGATCTTGCGTGTACGATGAGATTGCACCGGCCGCTCGTAGATCTTCTTGATTTTTATATTTTGTGATTTCTTCCATATCGATTACTTTGGAAAGAACTGAAGCACGGTTTGATTGCCGTGCCTCAGTTTGTTTGGATTAGCTGCCAGAGTTGGCGATCTGCTCTTCCTCTGGAGTCATTGGAGGGCTGCCGTCTTTTGCAGCTTCCTTA